GAATTATCAGGTTTAAAGACCTGCATAGTATTATTTGATAAAGGTTGACTTTGATATGTGGTCTTTATCATTATTATTTTTATTTTCTTATTATATAGAATAAGAAATCTTTAAGTCTATCTATATATTTTATTAATTAACCTGTTTTAGGGCTGAATTCAGTATCTTCTATGTCGACAGAAGCCATTTATGATGTACTGTTTAAACACTTTTTCCAAATCTAAGTAGTAACGCTGTATCTTTTTACCTATTTTATTTCTTGACATCATGCACATAGTTTTGAAACAATCAACTGTCAGCATAATTATTTCTTTATTTTGTCCAGCCCCACCATGCCTTGATTTACCAGCTACAAGAATTCTTTGAGCTGAGATTTTCAAGGTGTAATCAACTTCCTTTTCAAATGTTCTTTTCAGAAGCCCTTTTGCATAATCTTTGCTAATAAATACACCCATTTCCACAAGAGTCATAATATTGATAGGGAATTGTTCTTTACTATCGAATGTAAACATGAATTTTTGGGCAAATTCGAGAGATGTTTTGATTAGTCCCTGAGATATCATCTCAGATGCTAATGTTATTAATTTTGAATTATCAGGTTTAAAGACCTGCATAGTATTATTTGATAAAGGTTGACTTTGATATGTGGTCTTTATCATTATTATTTTTATTTTCTTATTATATAGAATAAGAAATCTTTAAGTCTATCTATATACATTTTATTAATTAACCTGTTTTAGGGTTGAATTACTTGCTCAAAGAATTCTTGAAGCCATTTATGATTTTTTTACGTTATTTTAGCAAGTTGTTTTAGACCTGTCTAGACATTTTTATTAATTAACCTGTTTTAGGGATGAATTTAGCTGCTTACATCGCGATGTAAGAGAGAATTTGTATTTCTATTATGGTTTTTGTAAGATTTTTTTACGTTATTTTAGCAACCTGTTTTAGGGCTGTCTATAGACATTTTTATTAATTAACCTGTTTTAGGGATGAATTCTCTATTCCTGAGTTTTCAGGACGAGGATTTTCCATTCTTCATGATTTGTGGAAGAATTTTAGATGTCACCGTTTGATTAAATAATTTTGTTTTTTTATTTTTTGACATTAATATTAGACTATACAGGCCTGATTCGTTAATGATAATTGTGTTTTCTTTAATTTTCAGACCCGCCGAGGCGATGTCAAATTTCCGAAAGAATGTTTTGTTTTCGCCAACTTGTTTCCACATTGTTTTATCTTCATTATCGACATAATTACGAATTGCTTTGTCTGTATCCTTATAACCCAACATCATTGCAATGTCTTTTGCAATAAATAGAGGATTGTCTAGAGTTCCTAGATAACGTATTTCTAGACCTTTTGTTAATGGGGATTTAAAAATTGGTAACTGGTTATTGTTTAGTATAGAAGTTGTCATTATTTTTTTGTTTTCTTATTATTTTAATAAGAAATCATTTTTATAATTAATCTCTATTTAATCTCGTAACCACCATTTTTAAGAATAGATTCGTATTGGGCCCATGCCTCCCTTTTTGTTCCTCCTTTCTCACAACATTCGTGGAAAGCCGTATAGGCTTTTACATGAAGTGGGTATATAATGGTTTCGTATAAATGAACCGCTACATCAATGTCTTTGATGGCCAGTGCACGTCTTTGAGCCGACTTTAAACGTTAATCCAATATTAGAATTTTGAGATTTTACAAGATTATGTAGTTCTTGAGCACTCGGAACTTTTTTTAGTGAATTTTTATTATTGACTTTATCTTTTTTATCTTTTTTATCTTTATATATACATTTTCTACAGATATCTTCTCCATTGTCTAGATGTGTCCAGTTATTATTATTTTTATTAATATGAGTAGCTCCGCAGGAGTCACAGTTAACTTTTAGGTTATTTTTTTTAATCATATGTTTATAGTCTTTTTCTTCGATGTGAAAGAATGCGTTAGCATTGATTGTGATTGGGAAGTTCCATAAAGTTTCGTTGATGTTCATGTTAATTTATAAAACTATTGGAATAAAAAATTTAAATCAATTTTCATTTAATCATCGTAAAATAATATATAATATAAATTAATATAAATAAATATGCCCTACGGAATTTATGATAATATTGAATGTGAATATGGAGAACATGATCCATTCACTCCGCAAGAGCATCAAGAACAAGTCCTTAATTATTTTATTAAAAAATCCCCGTTCAAAGGATTATGTTTGTTTCATCGTCTTGGTTCTGGAAAAAGTTGTTCCAGTATTATTACGTCTGATCAAATATTACGATTAAGAGAGGCAAATAGTGATATAAAAGCTAAAGATAATCTTGCTAGTGAAATTGTTAGTTTAAATAATATAGAAAAAATATATATTTTAACTCCAGGAAGTCTTAGACAAAACTTTATTGAAGAATATTGTGATACATGTGGATTTTCTCCTAAAATGTTGAGAGAAAAGTATATTTTTGTGACTACTAATTATGCGTTGCCACGTATTCCTGATTTTAATAATAGTTTAGTTATTATAGATGAAGTTCATAATCTTATTAATGGTGCAAAAAATATGTCTAAATACCCTCTTAAGATATATAACGCCCTTATGAAATCAAAGTGTCGAATATTAGCGTTGACTGGTACTCCTATATTTAATTATTACTGGGAATGGCCTTTATTAGGTAATTTACTTAAACCTGGAACTTTTCCTAATATAATTAAGGGTAGTGAATTAAATGAGGGTGGTTTTACTAAAAATTTTAAAATAAATAATAAAGGGGATCTTGTACCTAAACGTCCTAATTTGTTTCAAAATAAACTTCGAGGTATTATTTCTTATTATCCTGGACGTGGTTTAGATTTTTATCCCAAACTTATAAAAGAAAAGCCTATTTTAATTCCTATGATTCCTGACCAGTATATAGAATATGAAAAAATTTATATTAGAGAAGAGAAGATACGATTACAAGGGCCTCCTAAAAAATCTCTTTTACGAACAGATCCTGTGAAATATAATGAAGATGCTCAACTATATATTATGGCAGCCAAGTATATTATGTCTAGATCTATATCAAATTTCTATTATCCCCCAGAATATAGAAAAGCCTCCAGTGATCCCCGTACTAAAGACGAGTTTACTCATAAAACTTTTTACACAGCTTATGTATATGAGCCTCCGTCTCTAAAAGGCCAGAAATATAAATATTATAATATAATGGAATTTATGGAAAAAATGGGAACCTCCAATGACGAATCCGAACTGGTTAAGAAGTTGAAAGATTCTTTAACAGGAGGAGACCTTAAAGATGAAAAGATGGATTTTAAAAAAATGGTCTGTACAAATAAGAAAAAAATTGAGAAATATTCTACTAAAATTAAAGAAAAAGGTGAAATTGGTTGGGTTAATAAAAATACTTTTGGACAAAGACAGCTCACTGATAAGTACTCAAGAAAATTCTTTACCATAATAGCTAATATTCTTAATAATTGGACCGGTAAACATGTCATATTTAGCTTTTTTAAAACAAAATCTGGGGTAAACATGTTCCACGCCATGTTTAAAATGTGCGGGATTAAATCCGTAATATATTCGGGAGATATCGGGGATAGTCAAAGAAGAAGGATATTAGCCGAATTTAACTCTGAAAGAAACAGATATGGAAAAGATATAAAAGTTCTTCTCATCACGGAAGCAGGAGCTGAAGGTATTAATATACTAGAAGCTCGTCATATGCATATAGTAGAATCGTCCACCAGAGAAATGAAAATTCAACAAGTTATTGGGAGAGTTGTTAGATATAAATCACACCAAGTTGAGGGAAGAGAAAAAATGCCCCAAGATGAACAAAAAGTCCAAATATGGAGATATTGGTCTGTTCCTCTTCAGGTATCTGGATTATCTGTAGACAAAGATTTATATAGTAAAGGAGTCTATCAAAGAAGAACTATGAACAGTTTTCTTAACCTTCTTAAAAAAGCTAGTGTAACACCCTATAAAGAAAGTAATGATACTAAAATTATAGATATGTCTAACACACAACTTTCTCCATTAATGGATAATATTTATAATAAAGATATGGATAAGTATATTCAACTTAAAAAGATTCGCGACGACCTCACAAACTCTGAAAAAAGTAAGGAAACTGATTATACCAATTTTACTATCAATAAATGTGAAACAAAAGTGGAAATGAAACAACAACAACAAGAAATTGAAGAAATTAAAGAAGATAATAAAACATATATTAAACCTAAATCAAAACAAAAAAAATTAGAAAAAAAAGATAAAACAAGTGATGGGCTAAAAAAATTCGATAAGACAATCTGGAAAATAGGTAAACAAATAGGTAAAGACGGAAAAGAAGGCCAAGCTTTCATACTATCCAAAGATGGTAAACCAGATTATGTCTTGAAAAAATTCAAAAAGAATAAAAGCTTGAAGGCTGTTGAGAAAGAATATAACTTCCAAAAAAGAGCTGCTGAAGTAGGAGTCGCACCGCAAGTATATGAAATAGGATTATTTGACGGAAAAAAATATCCCTATTTTATAATGGATAGAATGTACGGAGATACATTAGATAATATTTATAAAAATAATAACTTTACAATACCTAAAAAAATTGATAAACAAATTAGAAAAAAATTCAAAAAATTAACTGATATAAATATAGCTCACAATGACCCCAATCCCTTAAACTTTATGACAAACCATGGACAAATATATATCCTTGACTACGGACTTTCTAAACCTTTAGACAAGGTAAATGAGGCAATTCGCTCAGATATGAATAAACCTAGAGATGAAAAATATGGAATGGGACTCTATGATAGATTAGAAGATAATAAAAAAATACAATAAATGTTCTTCTGATTTGTTTTCGTGGATTGATCTAGATTATAAAGGGTAAAACCCAACCTCTATAATTAATTTTATATTTGATTAAATATAAAATTTCCTCTTATTGGATCTACATCAATAAATGATCGTTAAAGAAATTAATAATTTTTCTTTAATATTTATATAAATAAATGAAAGATTGTAAACGAAAAAGAATTAGAAAAAATTCGGATGGATCATACAATCAATCTGACATAGATCATAATGATAAATGTGCAAAAAAATATATGTTAAGAGATAACTCATGGATGAAGAAATCGAGAAGACGTAGATCAAAGAAGAAATCAAGACGTAAATCGAGAAGACGTAGATCAAAGAAGAAATCAAGACGTAAATCGAGAAGACGTAGATCGAGAAGACGTAGATCAAAGAAGAAATCAAGAAGACGTAGATCAAAGAAGAAATCAAGAAGACGTAGATCTCGAAGAAATATTAATATGAATTTTGATAAACCAGTAAGACGTAGTAAAAGAATAAGAAGACCTAGTAGTAGAATGATGGACTATAAGGAAGAGGAAAGAAAAGTTCGGCGACGCGTTTCTTCTAGAAATAGCTCTCGTCCTCCGCGTCCTCCGCGTAGTCCACGTGAAGCATGTAAATTAATGCTTTTACAGGCTAAAATTTTTATAAAAAATAACAATATTATGTTGAAAAAAGAAAAAGAGTCACAAGATACTATGAAAGTGTTGAAGATCGAATTTAATAAATGCAATAGCCGACGCCAAAATTGCATGGGTTTGAAGAGAGCTCTTATGAAATTAAAAACTTTAGAGAATGAAAAACAACGATTGACCGATATTCGTGAAAATGCTTTAATTGCAGCTAGAACATATAGCAGAGATTGTACTGAGGCTGCAATGAGAACAGATAGTCAAATAGTAAGTATGCCGGATTATTATTTAGGAGAAGATAGCGATACTGGGTACACATCTGGTTTAGGTCGAAGCGGAAGTAGTTCAAATAATGGTTCAGATTCTGGCGGTGATAACTTAAATTCTCTTCCATTTTATCAAATGTAGTTTTAGAAATATCGCTATCTTGGTCTTATACGCGGCAATTAATTCCCCAGTCGAACATTTATTAATAATATTAATAAATGTTCATTATTCTTCCCTATTTTGGATAACAATAACCACGCTTTGAATTGTCGCATGTCTGAATAGAGTAATCAACAGAAGATGTCTTTTTAAATTTTCCACCTGGAAATAAAATGTTTTGCATAGATGACCATTCACCTGAATTAAAACAAAACGCATTACCAGAGTTAGGATTAGTTGAACTAGCATAGTTAGTAAATTGTTTCCAAGTATTATTTTGAGCAGCAGCAGAATAAGGTAATGTTGAATTACCATCATATGGAGTCCCACCATCATAACCTATATCGTGGTTTTTACTAGTATCGTAATTACAACAGTTTGTATGACAAACTTGGAATGGTGCACAATTTCCATGACAATGCGCATACCATGTAGCACCGCACGTACATGTATCTGCGTCACAACCTACACCACAACAATCCCAATTGCCCATATTAGTGGGGGAAATACCGGCTGATTGAAAACATCCTCCATTAGAAAAAATCCATGTGTCGGGTTCATTTTCCATGTCTTTGGCATGACAACCTTTGTGTGTTTTGTAACAACAACTGTTACCGTTTTGAGTACCTTCTCTTATTGCTTTATTAACATCAGGGACATTACCATCTCCAGTTGAATTGGTACAATAATTTATTATACATTGTTGAGGGTAATTGTATCCATATTTCCAATCAGAATTATAGTTTTTATCACCTGGCTTATAATAAGGTATTCCTTTCTCACATCTAGTTTTCACATTAGTTGAAACATTGTGCATATTTTGCCAACTATATAAATTATCATAATTTATAGGAAAATTTCTATCTTTAGACATATTAGAAACTTGTTTATAATCACTATCACTACCGTCAAAAATTGGTTTAGTAAAATAACTATATAACCCTTTAATACTTATTATTAGCAATATTATCATAGCTACAATCATAATAATTATTAGTGCCCACAAAAACCATAATTTCTTATCAGAAAACCAACGAAGAAGTTTTTTAAAAGAAAACTTCTCCTTTGGTTTACCACTTATTTCCTTTGGTTTATCACTTATTTCCTTTGGTTTATCACTTATTTCCTTTGGTTTACTAGAATCACCTTTTGTTTTATCCGCCCACCAATTATTTGGTTTGCCACTTATTTTCTTTGGCTTACTAGAATCACCTTTTGTTTTATCCGCCCACCAATTATTTGGTTTACTAGAATCAAACTTCCACAACTTCTTCAAGTTATTATCACGACCTAATGATGATGTTGACACTTCTTTTACAGGGGTCTTTTTAATAATAGGCATTGAAGCTCTAATTTTAACACCTTTAGCAATTAAAACTACTATAAAAATAAGTAATATTAAAGCTGTTCCTAATAATATTAAATCTTTAGTTGGTGTTACTTGACATTTAATCGGGTATTGATCGCAATATCTTTTACATATATTTAAATCTTGGTGTTCATTACACCATTCAAACATTAAATCAGGAGCTGTACCACTACCTGATTTCCAAGGGGAAGATGCATATACTAGTTCCTTTCTACATTCAACTCCTTGTGTATTAGATTGTATTAAGGGTATTTGAGATTGCTCAAAATATATATCAGAAATAGAATATTTATGAGTAGTGCTACCTTTACATGAACCAATAAAAATTTCTCCTTCACTACAAGATTCGTATTGAATATTAATAATATTAATGTTTTTATGCTTCGTATCTGGCTGTTTTATTATAAAAGCATAATAGCCACTATGTTTTTTGACAGTATCAAGATCTTTTAAATTTTTTACCTTTTCTCCTCCGAAATCTTCAGGTGGAGGATAAGGAGTATAAGGAGGATAAGAAGAAGATGACCCAACTTTATTATTTTTTACAAAGAAAGAAGCTTCTTTCTTTTGGGGATATAATTTAATTCCGTAGTAAGACATATTTTTATTATCAACTATTTCCTGTATACATTCTAATATACTTGTAGCTGGTATTGTTTTTACATTAGTACTAGAAATTGAATTAAACGTAACTCTATCTGTTCCTAATATAGTTAAAGCTCCTGATACAAAAGGACCTATTTTAGCACATTTAGAATCTCCTATACTAGTATAACCGTCTTTACAATTATGCACTAATTTAGTAGCATCATCGGAATCACAACTAAGACTTGTCATTTATAATAAGTTAAAATTCTTTTGTTAAAAATCACTTTAATAACCTATAAATAAATTAAAAACTCATTCATATAAAAAAAAATTAAAATGTAAATTGCAAAAAAATATAAAAATTATATTTTTTTTTTATAAAAATGATAAGAATAACTGAAGCTGTAGCAATATTTAATGGACCCATATATGGATCTGTAACTTTTAAAGAAAATAGAAATTCTTCGTGGGTAACAGTTAAATTTGATTTAGTAGGATTTAAAAAAGAAGGGAAAATAGGATGCCATGTTCACGAAATGGGTATAATAAAAACTAATATTCCAGACAGATTTTCTAATTCTATATCTACTAAATATACATGCATGGACGCTAAAGGACATTTCGACCCCGTAAATATACTTAAAGGATCTAATTATATTAAACACGGTCCTCGTATTACTAATGAAGGACAGTCTCGTCATGTTGGAGATTTAGGAAATATAACTGTAAAAAAATATGGAAGAGAATATTATTGTAGGGAAATATTTAGAGATCCTTATATAAAATTAAATGGTATAAATTCAATTATAGGAAGATCTCTAATGATACATGAAAAAGAAGACGATTTAGGAATGGGAGGATTGATATGCTACGATGGTAATCTATATATAGATAATCAAAAAATACATAAAGAAAGCCAATTAACAGGTAATGCTGGTGGAAGAATGTCTTGCTCTGTTATAGGAATAAAGAAAAATAAAGTTATTTTAAACTAAAAACTCGTTTATATATAAAATGTTAGGACCAAACCATAAATGGGGTGAAAAAATTAATTTTTATTGCTACACAATAAGAGGATTAACAAACTCAGAATCAAACTATATCAATAACAAATTAAATAAAGAAGAATTATATCTCTTTGTCAACTTAAGATACCCTGTAGATCCCATAAGATATGATAAAATGACCAAAAAACAACTTCTAAAAGAATTAAAATATAATAGATATAATTAATCTATTTATATGAATAAATTATGATATAAAACATGAAAAGTGATAGCCCCGGACTCAGCTACTATCTATTAAACAATAACAAAAACTATATTCGTGGAGTTGCACATGTTAAACCCAATTTTATAGGTGACATACACACCCACGTAGAACCAGAACGTTACACAATCTTAAAAGGACAAGGTATTCTACACCTCGGTGGCCAAGAACGTGAACTATTCACAGGAGATTGTATCTATATTGGATCCAACATACCACACGCATTCATAGCAACAGGAGGAAATACAGCCGTACTAATGTTCGAATTCGATAGTGGACCACTAGAAAAAATAAAATATACATATATAGGAAAAACCATGAAACAAAAAATTTAAATTCCTCAAAAATACAGAAATTTAAAAAATCAAACAATTCAAATCTAAAGATTTGAATTATATAATTAAATAATGTCATATGTTAAACCAAAAATTGCATCAAAACATTTTAAGGTGTCAAAAAATACACTCCGTACTTGGAGTTCCCTTGGGAAAATCAAATATATCACAACAGAAGGGGGTCACC